GGCTCCTCTGGCATAGTTATGCTTGGGAAGCTAGTCATGTTGTCTTCACCTACACGTTTTGCAGTAGCAGTTCTGACTTTGTTAAAGTTATTCACAGTCTCTACCATAGCACGTCTTCGGATTTTTAACAACTCAAGGAGAGCTTCTTGCTGTGTGGTAATGTCAGCAGCAGCAATCAACTTAGCGTACTCTCTATCCGCATCTGACAAACCAGTGCCTGAACCAAAGTCCTTGATCTGGTCAGCAACAATCTTACCCGCTTCTGAAATAAAGGTTTCAGCATTTTTAACTGCAGGGTCATAAGGTAAACCAATGAGTTCACCAAAGCGTCTGAGGTTTAGCTCTACGTTAGCCGCAAGACCCGTAGGCATACCGCCTTCTAAACGTCCAGTTTGTCTATCGATCAACTCAATCATGTCACGAGCATCTTGGGCCTTAGTATTTAGCTCAACAAAGTTATTTACATTAGCCTCTGCCATTTTCTCAGCGCCAATCTGTTGACTAGTGTCTATAATTTGCTGTACAACATTTGGAGCCTTACGTACCAACCCAAGTTCACTGGCCTTAACGTACTTGTTAGTCTGGTCGTTATAAACTAAACCAAAATCGTTAATGTTGACAGCCTTGGTGTTACCTTCTGCGTCCTGCCAAGCCTCTAACTTACCTGTGCGTCCCTTAAGTAGAGCGTCTGCGTCTTCAGCCGACAGCGGACCCATAGCCGTAATCTGAGCAGGAGTAAACCCAGCCATCTTTAGACGTGCTTTGATGACCTGTGGGTTGTCCAAGGGTAACTGCTCAATTTGGAATTCACGAATATCCTTGTTGATAGCACGTAGTTCGTCCATGTCCTGAGTTGCTCGTGCGGTTGCTGCTTGGTTCGTGAGTCCTGCCGTTTCTGCCGCTGTTGCTACTTGCTCTTGGAACGCCACAAGACGCTGTTGTTCTGCTTGTTGGTTTTGAAGTTGTCCAGCAGCAGAAGCGTATTTCAGAGCATTCTCCATGTCTCCTTCGGCTCTGTAGTACTGAGACAAGCCTTGAAGACCTTGGACAGTGCTAGGGTCTAAACCTGCTAACTGCTTCCTGCGTTCTTCTTCTATTTTCTTTGCTCTAGCAGCAGCAGGAATACCACCAATAGTAGCACCAAGGTTGAACATACCCTGTGTCATGGCAGGTCTGCCTAGGTTAGCTAGGAACTGTTGTGAAAACTTAGCCATTATGTTTCTCCTTAAGGTGTAGCGGCGTCAAATAAGCCGCCAAGAGCGCCTTGTGCCAAGGAAGTACCAAAGCCTGAAGCAATGCCTGCTTGTCCTAACCCCGCCTGTAGCAATGCTTCGATACCTGCGGCATAAGTCTCACCGTACGTCTGAGCGCCGATGTTCTGCTGTTGTCTAGCCTGTTCAGCCGCTGTCATTCCGGGAGTAATACCTTGTAGCAACTGCTGTTGTGGTACATAACCTGCCTGCATTAGACCAGTGCCTAACCCTGCTAGACGGCTTTGTTCTTGTCCTGCGAACTGCATGGCTTGCAACATAGCGTTATTACGTGCCTCTTCTTGCGCTTTAGCCAGCGTTAACGCTTCAGGAGTACCACCAAACATGCCAGTAGTCACACCTAAACGTCCTTGTGCCGCTAGACGCTGTTCTAACGCAAGACGCTCACGTTCCTGAGCAGGAGACATAGCGGCCTGCATACGATTAAACACGTCTTGCTCACGACGAGCAGGGTCTACACCCGGAATGTACTCTCCAGTTTCAGGATTGGTGTAGCCTGTAGCGGCTCTCATGAACTCGTCAGAAGCAGTAAACATCCTGTCTTGACGTGCTTCTTCATCAGGAGAAAGCGTCATGGTGGTCGAAAGCTGTCCTGTAGCAGGGTCAACTGACATGCCAAACTCACTACCTGTGGCTGTTGTTACGCCAAAGGGTCGAAACTCTGTCATTCCTGTTAGTTGTTCAGCAAGGCCGGGCGTATATTCCCCTGTGTCTGGGTCAGTGTAGCCTGTAGAAAACCTTTGTAAAGCCTGCCTACCAATACTACCTATATCTTCGTAGCCCTGATAAGCTAAAGCCCCACCTAAGCCTGATAGACCAACGCCTAACAAACCACCGTAGTCATCCATAAATTGCTGTAGACTCATTACTTTTTTTCTCCGTTAAATCGTTTTGCCTAACAAGGCTTGTACAGTAATTTCTTGTAAAGATAAGTCGTTACCGTTGATGTCTGCTTCTAAACCTATCACTATAGTAGTTCCGTTTCCTGTTGCGTTAAGACTTCGTTGGTTAGTTAGTTTGCCTTTAGTAAACTCTGACAAAGGATCTGACTCATCTCCGGGATCGTCCCCGTGAAACTCATTAATACCAAAGTAGGCTGGTATTTGATTGCCTACTGTAAACTCTGTTGTTTTGTACAGTGTTTCAAAGTCATAAGCAAACCGCATGTACACTGTAGAGCTGTTAGCACCTACTATAGTAGGCTTAATCTTCTTAAGAAACTTAAGTCTTGTAGGGTCACCAAAAGTAAGACTAGGGCTAAAGTACTTAAAACGATAAGAACTGCCGTTGTCAGAGTAACCAGTGTACTCACTAATCCCTGCTGTAGACCCAATGTAAAGTGTACCGTTGTTTAGTCTTTTGTACGCTGTGAACACTGAGCCGGGCCAGCGTGTCGCTCTAAATGACCCATCTTCCAGAGTACCTCTAACGTCAAAACACAGGGTGGTCTCTTGTCCTGTAAAAGTAAGTAAGTAGAAGTTTTCTTCAGGGCTATATACAGACCTAAAGAACTCAGTTTCTCCTTGAATTAAAGCAATGATGTCCTTAGTGATTGTTTTGGACAAAGAGCTAATAGGCATTGACTTTTCTTGAATTGTTCTGCCGAAGCTACGAAGACCAGTGTGCGACAAGAAAATAACGTCAGTACCAGTGTACTGCACAGTGTCACGATCAACACAACCTACGCCTGACACAGTATCCGCTAAGGCCATAGTAGCAGGAGCATCAGCACCGTTATAGACAACAATACTGTGTTTACCAAAGATAATCAGTGCGTTGTTGTGGGCAGCTAGTGCTACAATCTCGTCATAACCGTCAGGCCAAACCTTAGCCAAATTAATGCTACCACTAGTACCTCCTGACCAACTGTGTCCAATCAACAGATCAGACCAGTAGATAGTAGACTTGTCGCTGTCAAAGTCAGCAGTCCAGAGACGACCATAGGCAGCAAGGACTTCATTGCCGTACATAGTTGAGGCTACACCAGAATTATCCGTGACGGAACTGTCGTCCATTTCAACAAGAGAGCCTATAGAGTCGCTGTACACTAAAGGCTTGTACCCACGCTGGAAGAAGTACATATGGTCATTAAAGTTAACCATCTTCCAGTTGTCGTCAGTAATTGTGTAACCACCAGAAACTAGTGTTGCTGAAGCATCAGTAAGCGTAGTAGTTCCGCTAAGTATTTTGTTGTTGCCTACAGAAAATATAACGTCATTATCAGGGCCGCCGCTGTCTCTAAACTCACCTATAGCACGTATAGCAGCACTACCAAGTTCTGTTTTGGTGGTAGTAAGTACGTCATAACCCTTACGTGCAGCAATGCGTCCACGCTTGTCAATAACAGCGTTGTCTGCTACTTCTGCAAACGAAGGATCTTGAGCAATAGGAGAGTCTTCGGTGTTAATACCTTTGAAGGCTGGCGCTACAAGATTAATACTACGTAGTTCTTGAGCCATATTAAATAGTCCTAAATACCATCTCTTCAGGGTGCTTTGCTGCATCAATAGCAATAGCGTCAGACAAGTACTTATTAGCAATATTAAAGTATTCAGCAGTAGAAGTACCTCCTGTTTCTCCACGCTCACGGGCCAACAAAGCAACAGCAAGGTGAATCACAGGCTGTTCTGGTACAAGCAAATTGTCATTGTTTGCACTGAGGTTTGCTTGACGCATAATTACGTCAAAACGTAAGCTATAATCTCCGTCAGGCTCTGGACTTACTAAAACTCTAGTGTCTCCATTAGAGTCCAGCCCGTTGTAAGTAAAGTACTTAGGGTTGCCTTGACCTGCTGTAGAAATATAAAGGTGCTCATTGAACCAGTCTTTTGTTTGATAGGCCATAAAGATGTTGCTAGTGTCATTAACAACCGACATAACTTTGACATCATCACCAGAATTTGTTAGTGAGTACTGGTTAGTCCCTGCTTCCGCAGGAACAACAATAGTTTCCCGCAGTGCAGACCAGTCAGCCGCTTGTTCAACCAGTGTCTTAGCGTCGTTAACAAAGTCACCTACCATAGTTGAATAAGTGGTTTCGGTAACAGAGTCTACTGTGTCTTCTCTTAGACGACGTAAAACATTGTTAACAATATTGAGATACGTCATACAAGCATTCCTCTTTTTCTCTGCATGGCTAAACCGTTTGTAAAGTCCGTTAGTATTTCGTTAGCTGTCGGAGGTCTGTACAAAATCATTTCCCCTTGTGGCAGAGCATAACCAATGCCTCCCATGTGTGGTTGACCTCTACGCATCATGCCGCCACCGCCGCCACCACCGCTTACAACATCAGCAACACCGCCTAACTCTTGCTGAGGCTCTGGAGAGTCAGTGCTTCCTCCTCCAAACCCAATATCAGATACCGGAGAATCATCAGCAATCGGAAGACCTTCTGTTGGTTGTGGTTGAACAGGGTCCATCACAGGAGCAGTTCCCATTTGAGAGCCGCCTTTGTCGTCAGAAGTTTCAACAACAACTTCACCTTGGCTCTCGTCTTCGTCTTCTCCTGCTCCTCCTAAAATAGAACCACTCTCGTTTACTACAATATTTCCTTCATCGTCTCTATTGACAGAGTCACCTATTCTGTCCAGTATTCCTGATACAACACCAGCTATACCTCCTATAGTAATTAAACCACTTGAGTCAGCAGCGTCATTAAGAATGTCTTCTAAAACTTGTTCAGGATTAGACACTGTTGTTACTAAGTCGTTCCAAAGACCTCCCAACACTTCACCGGGCCTACTTAGGATATCTTCTATTGTGCCTAAAATAGTAGGTGATTCAGGAAGACCGGGAATAACACCGGGAAGAAATACAGTCCACTTACCGGGGTCTGCTAGTATTTCAGGCCAAGACATTCCAGCGCTTCCGGGAGAAATAATAACACCAGCACTGCCGGGAAGAAAAGGAGGCGTAGAAGAAGTGCCCCCTCCAGCGCCGCCAGTACCACCTCCTATTTGACTTTGTATCCATTGACCTATTCTGTCTAGGATACCAAGTTCTTCTTCTTCTTCTTCAGCTTCTTGTTCCGTTGTTATTTCATCAAGAGGATCTAACTCAGGATCTGTAATAGGCATGTCAGGGTCTACGCCTATTTCATCCTCAAGTCCTGTGTCACCTTCTTCAGTAGTGTCTTCGTCGATGTCACCTACTACTTCTTCTTCGTCTTGTTGCTGACTTGCTAGCCACTCTTCGTAACCGCCAGCTGCTTCAATTTCTTGAGCGGCTTCGTAAATGTTAGATCTTAAAAAGTCATTAAGCCTGTCTCTATCACTTAAAATTTCAGGAGGAATATCCTCTTGTTCACCTATAATGCTATCCCAAATCATTTGGAATATTTCATTTTCTGTATCGTTAGTAAGATTCGGATCTTCTATATTTTCATCAAGATCTTGATTATTACCAAAAGTACTTACTACCCATTTTTGAAAATTTTCAGAAGCTATTGACTCGTTGATAAAATTAACAAAATCTATTTGACCTTGAATTCTAAAAAATTCTTGAGGCGTTAAAGGTCTTGGAGGTCTTATTGGGGGTCTATCTCTAGGATTACTAAAGTCAAAACCCAAATTTTGTGTTGGGTTAAAAGGATCTTGAACAAGCATACCATCTGTTTGTAAAGGTTGTCCTGTAAGTTCATCAAACCCAGAAGTACCACCTGCATACATTATAGTATCTTTTGTAGGTAGCAAAAACTTAGACATATTATTTCTTCCAGTTAGCCAGACCACGTAGGCCAAACGATGCCGCTACAGCCGCACCCAAGAAACCCTTGTACCACTCAGGCATAGCGTCTAGAGCTGCAAACCCATTCATCACGACAGGCACCATAGAAGGAAAGAACGCAAGCACACATGGGACAGAAAACAAAATAGTAAACCACTCATCCTTCCAAGAATTAGCTGAGTTGTTTGCATGGATGTTTTCCCAGTTACCGTCCTGCTGTATAGCTACCATCTTAGCTTCATGAACAGCTTTCTTCTCTTCAGCTTTACGTTGAAAGTAACCACCAACAAGAGACGTTATAGGTCCAATTAAAGTTTGAATCATTCTGGCTCCTGAGCGTACAACGACTCCATTGTACCTATGCGGATAGTCAAATCGTGTACTTCTTTTTGTATATCTCTTAGGTCTTCTACGTCCATCTGAACACCTTCAATCAACATGTCCTGTCTAGCGTCGTCAGGTAACGAACCAAGCTCTCCACGGGGCCATAAGATACGAAACTCTGTGTTACGCTCTATTTCCATCTGAGACTTGTCAAGTAAGTGCTCAAGCTTGTTTAGACGTTCTTGAATGCCAAAGTAAGCCATCGTTGCAATAGACGTAGCCGCAACCATAGCAATCAAGTTACGGATTGGAATTGTTACGTCTGTTGACTCGTTGATATTCACTTTATCTTAGTCCGTACATGACTAAACCAACTACAGCACTAATAAGTATCCACACAAAACGTTCTGCAATCTTTACAGACTGAGAATTATAATTAACAATACCTTTGACGTTATCAAGATCAGCTTCTTGTTCATCAAGGCGGTACTCAAGACGATCAATACGAGCACTACCTGCTACTAACTTTTCGTCAACACGAGCAATCATAGACATAGCTTCAGCTAACTTATCTAGTTTAGTTTCAATTCTGTTAAGGCGTACTGCTTGATCGTCCATGATTAATCCTTAGTGATATATTCATGCGCTACATAAGCCAGTGCAGCACTCATCAGAGCCGTTGTAAGAGCCTCAGCAGTAGGAAACAGGAAGTGAGTAGGGTGTACCCATAGGTCACTAACAAAAACGCCACCACCGAAGGTTACAGCGCTTCCTAAACGGCCTTGTACAAAAGACTGTAGCTTAGGTAAAAACACAAAGGCACAAAAGATTACACTAGCAGACGTAGCAGTCTTAGCTGCCTTGATCCAGTGTGGAAAGTCAACAGCAGTGATGTCTCCCTGTACCATCATAAGAAGGCAAGAGATAAATGCCGCTAACCACTTTGATTCTATACCTTTGAGTTTAGACATAATCATATTAATAAAGATCTTTGAACGTAGTTCCGTTGTAACACTTAAGTTTATTATCGGTACTATCGTAGTAAATGTCTCCAGCAACCGGAGATGACGGAGCTGTTGCTCTGGGTTTTAATCTAATAACATCATCAAAAGTAGGCTTACCTTCAATAATATTGTCCGTTCCGTCGTGATAAATTTTTAAATCGTCGCCAAAACCAATACCTAAAACTGCATTATCGGTAATTCGGAATGTATCCATGCTGGCATCCCAAACAGCATCGTATCCAGCAGACTCGGTAGTTTCACCAAAAAATGTTACATCTCCGTCAGATCTAAGACCGTCACAATCCAGCCTTCCAATAACATTTACTCCATAATTTTGAGTATTTAAAACTTCAACGTTATCATAATAAAGGTGAACATCGTCACTACCTACAACTAATCTATTTTTATTACCTGTTATAGTTTTAAATCGTATTGAATCATTATTTCTAATATTTAAATTAGAAGTGTTAGTATTAAGTTCATCTATATAAGTATCTTGGCCTGATGTATAAATTTTTAAACGTTGAGCAGATGTTTCTCCAAAAAGCAAAGCATCGCCTTGAGGAACTCTAGTTGTGCCTGTTAAAGTTGGAGAAGCTGTAGGAGCCTTAGCGTCAAGCTGTGTTTGGATAGCAGAGGTAACGCCGTCTACGTAATTAAGCTCCGCAGTAGTTGCAGTAACACCGTCAAGTAAGTTAAGTTCAGCCGCAGTAGAAGTTACTGTTGTACCGCCAAGGCTAAACGTAGTTACTGCCGCAGTAGGAATAGTAACTGTCCCAGTAAACGTAGGACTATCTGTGTCTGCCTTAGTAGCAATAGCTTCTGCAATTTCGTCAAACTCTACTTCAAACTCAGAACCTCTAATAATCTTATCAGTATCACCAGAAGTTAATGTGTCTTTTATAGCAAAGTCTGTAGTCTTAGTATAGTTACTCATAGCCAAACCCTTGATGGTGAGTTAGGTGTTACGCCGTGTGAAGTATCGAGAGCCTCTACAGTCTCACGCATAGCATCACCCACGAGTCTAATATTAACATGCCATCCAGCTACGTCAGCCATCTCAGGGTAATCATTACCTTCTGAGTCTGTCAACGTTACCCCTGTAGGCTCTTGAACAACACCAACCACGTCAATGGCGTAGTCGTGTGTAAACTGCACAAGGTAGGGATCACCGTCTGCTACCTGTGTTTCGTTACCTTCGTCGTCTACCTGAGTAACGTAGTCCTGTTGATAGAAGTCAGACAGCACAGTAGGCATATCTGACTCAGCATTTAGCTTTAGGTAGAAGTCACGCTTTGGTGCGTCTTCAATTACTTCTTCTGTCATGATGATAAATCCTTGAGTTGTGCGTTAGTTAATCTGCGCGGGTAGTATTTGAATGACTTAATGTGGAATCTGCCTGAGTTTCCTTGGCTTGTTGAAGAGCCTAGTGACAGACGGTTTCGTCTATTCAAAGGCACCAGCGTTCCTGACGTATCGGTCACTGCTGTGTCTCCATCGTCAGAAGCAGCAAAATCATCCTCAGCAAAAGCAAATGCTACTTTTTTGCTTACAGGGTTTTCTGTCAGAGTTTCTAAAGAAAGACCAGCAGACAGAACATTATTTGCTCTAACCTCTGCCGCCATTGCAGGACCGCCTTCTGAAATATAAACATTGATTCTGTCTACTACGCTAACCGTACTGCCAATGTGAAACAAAGATCTAAAATCGGAGCCATCTGAATTATACTCAGATAGAGCATCTACTAAGAGAGATCCTTTTTTGTGGTTATATCCAAACGATGATAAGTCTATGTTGACTATCTCTTGAGATCTTGAGGCAGTGCTACCCGAAGTTTTTATAAAACTAGAGCCAAAGTTTCCTTGCTCAAACTGAGCGCCATAAACATATATTGACTCAACACCGTTGCCTGTATGAGAAGGTGAGCTAGTGTTAGGTACTGAAAATCTGCTTAAGGTAACCGCAACTCCACCCGAAGTGCTTGCAGACGTAAACGAAACTGAAATTCTAAACCAGCCGTTGCCAACATTATCTACTTTAGTAGAATTTATATCTGTTCCTGTTTGGGTAATTGACTCAGTGTCAAAATCAAAAACAACCATGTCTTGCAAAAAAGTCAGATTGTTTGGAGTGATAATTACAGCTCTGTAAGCTCCTGCTGTAGCGCCTCTTTTAACGTAAAGACTTACTGTGTAGTCTGTTCCAGACGTTAAACCAGTAATGCTTTCGTTAAAATAATGTCGCCCTGTAGAAGTATCTTCTCGAAACTCTGTTGCATTTTGTAGACGTTCTGGAGATATTGCCCTATTAGCAAGCAAGTTTCCTCTTGAGTCTGCCCATGCGCTAGTAGCCATAAGGCTGTCGGTAAATAAATTAGTTCTTTGCGCTTCTACAAGCAGCCCAAGCCTATTACGGCTGCCGTCGTACTCTACACGGGGGACGTTATCGGGATGCTCGAAGAGGGTTAGGGTGCCGCCTGATTCGTCGAAGGTGACTTCTTTGACGGATACGTTGTCTACAGTTCCTGTAAAATTAGATTGTCCTAGTAAATATAGCGTTGTGTTTACAGTTGGCACAAAAATTAATCTAAAAGATCCTGTTGCGGTTGCAAGAGTTGGCTGTCCCCCTGTCGAATCCCAAACGCGAAGCTCTCCTGCCGTGACTGTTGCATCGCCAGTAATCTCATAAACTTTGTTTAAGGTAAAAACACCGTCCTGCCGTATAGAAACTCCAGTCGTACCGCTAGATGTCGCAACACCGCCAGAGATACTCCAGCCAGTTCCTTTAGTCCAACCACTATCGCTATCAAACGTACCATTAGTTACAAGCTCATCCCCATAGCTAACAGGGCGCAGGGCATAACCTTCGGATGCTCTGGTGAACGTAATCAGGTCTTCGTAGTTGTTATGTACTTTGGTTCCCATTACTCACTCCAATCATTAACAACAAACGAATTAGCGCCAGTGCCTTCAAAGGTTAGGCTCAGGGATGGCTCTAGCGATGGGTTGCTTGCCTCTACAATCCCGTCATCGGTAATGTCTCTGTCCCAGATACGGAAGGTGCCGATGGTTCCCATGTAGTCATTAGCAAGATCTAAGTCAATAGAAGACAAATCAGCTAGCTCTGTTGGCGTTACGTTCGCTGTTTGTGCTACGCCGTCAGTTGCTAAATTTACGAAAGTTGAGCCATGTCTAGCGGCATACGAATAAGGCACTAGAATGTTAGGCTCTAAATAATCAAACGCTTTTCCATCATTTACATTGTTTGCTTCTTGCTGAACTTGAAGCTCACCAACATTTGTTGAGTCAGTTCTAACCCTATGTCGTATGAAATTATTTGAATCATCCTGCCAGTAAAGCATATTTGCTGTATTTGTTACGCCTTCATCAGCATAAGTAATGCGCCCATCCATAGCGATGGAAACGCCTTGGACCACCTCGAAGACAGACACATCCAAAACTTCTAGTGTCATGTTGTTATTGGGACTTATCTCCAAGTCTGCCGAAGAAGCATTAGCGACCCACTCTACTTCTACACGATGAGTAAATGGAACCTGACCAGATCCTAAATTTGTTGTAAGATGATTTAATCCACCAAGACTACCAGAATCATCCTTTATCGATACTGACCCAGCATTGTACTGAATCATATTAACGACAACGCGATAACGCTTGCCACTTGTGTACGAAACGCCAGTTTGTACAATTTCTGAAAACTGACTAGATGTACGCACAATAGTTGCTTTACCGTCAGCAATTGTAACGTCTTGTATTTTGAACCAATCACTGTCGGTGTCGAACGATCCGTTGGTAATTAACTCTGAGCCAAAAGGAGTGTACTCAGGCCAAGGTAGGTTAGCTGATGGGATAGTAAACGTCTCAGCCGCTCGTGTGACTGATGAGCCAGCAAGCGTAGGAATAAAACTAGAAGGCGTATAACCTTCTTCAAGCTGTGCGCCATATAAGTAAACATCTTTACCATTAGCATTCCATGCTGAAGCAGGACTCGCGTAATCATCCATTAAGTGAATATGTGGATTAATATTTACATCGCTACTATTTGTTGAAGCTGTTACAGAGCAACGAAACCAGCCATTACCTATATCTTCGATAGTTGCGATATCTGCCGCTGTACCGCCACCGCCAGTTTTTGAATAACCATTTGTTAGATCAAAGTTTGCCCATGCTGCTCCACTATCGCTTTTGTCTAAACGTAAACCGATAGCATCATGAGTGCCTTTTTTAGCAAAAACGCTAAAGGTATAGTTTGAACTTACATTAACACTAACATTGCCACGCTTGATATTGTGAGCCGCTACAGTAGAGTCACCTTCTAGTTTTATTGCGCTAATTTCTCCATCAGGGCCAGTAGCGTCATCATCTGTCTTTGTGGCGTTGGTTGTAGCCCAGTTTGTGCTAAAGTCTGAGTAGTTAATCAGATTAGTCCTAGCCTCAGACTCAGCCAGTACGCCCTCGTTAACCCATGCGTTACCGTTGTAGACGTGGTGGCCTATTCGGGGCAAGTAAGCTATTGCATTGTCTGTTGGTACGTAGTCAACGTCATTCCCTGTCTTATCAGGGTTATCTACCATGCCGCCTAAGTCAGAGCGGTACTGTCTGATCTTACGAATGGCAATCGCAGATGTTCCGTCGCCTGTGTATTCATAGCCGCCACTCCCAGACGTTGTGGAATTTTGCATATGTATTGCCCACGAAAAAGCAAGACTTGCTATAACAGAGCCTTTAAGTAAATAGTAGCCTCCACCAACATCTGTGATAGATACGTCAGTATATGAGTCGCCAGAGTCTTCTATTGTTCCGTTGACTAGATTGAATATAGGGTACTTATTTGCACCGCCTTCACCAAAGCCTCTAAAAGATACAAAACGCGTACCAGACTCAAGTTTGACTTCACACGCTACTGTGTATTTTTCTCCAATAGTAGGAGTATAGGCTATATTGATTGTGTGACTGCCTGTATCTGTAGTTTCTGTAAGGACGGTTTCGGTACGCGTTACTCCTGTAATAGAGCCAAGCCCAGTTAAGTCATCAGAATCGTCAACCAGATTATGCGGTGCCCATTTGAGTACAGGCATTTCGCGAAAGTTAAAATTATCAAATGAACCAACAAAATTAGTAGTGTTGTTTACATTTACTGTAAAGGTGCCGCTAGATGAAAACGTAAAGTATCTAGTAATTTGTCCTTTGCTTGTTGTGCTAGGATAGCTTGAAGTAGCTTCTAAAGTAGCTGTACCAGACACATACGAAATTCCTGTTGTTCCCGAAACTACGTTTTTAACATAAATAGTTGCTTCGTATGTTCCTGCTCTAGGTATATCAACCGTTTGAGATGCAGTTGTTACAACGCTTTGTGATCCATCACACGCTAATTGACTGCTGTAAATAGACCACCCGGTGCCTAGAGTCCACTCTGACGAATTATCAAACCCCGTGTCTGACAAAAGCTCAGGCCCATAGCCGTCTGTCATCACAGCGTTACCTGAGCGGCTGTGGGTTATAGCGCTGGCAAAGGTAGACCCAGAATTGTTAGTTCTGTATTCGTTGTCTACAAAGTTAAGTGCTAACTCAGGTTCGTTAGTACCAACAGCATATTGAGACAAAGCCCGTCGAACAGACGAGCCAAGCCTGTTGACTACTGAGCCAAACATCAGTCCATCTCCGAAACGTAAGCTGTTCCTGTAGTTCCGTCAGTGATGAAGCTAATAGTGTCTCCGTCAAAAGTGTGAATGTACTCTACCGTATTGGCAGGCATATAAAAGTCGCTAGTAGTAGCAGTACCAGAGACACTAACGTGTACGTCTGTTGTGGCTACAATGCGGGTTACTCGTTGTGAAATAGAAGTAGATGAAGCAGCAGTTCCTGATACGGATACTGTCTGAGCAGCTCCGGGTCGTAAACATTGGATAGGCGCTGAGTTAGAATCTTTAGCTAAACGTGACATGGATGTTCTCCTGAGTCAGAAAGGGAAGGGGCCATTGCTGACCCCTTGAGTTTTAGCTTAGGCTTAGTTTGGCAGAGCCAGAACAAAACCAGCTTCAGGACGGTAGCACTCGACACCGTAGAGAGTGTCGGCAGTGTACAGAGTTGACAAGTGCTCCTGCTTGTACTGAGTCTGTGAACGTACAGACATCTGCTCTGCAAGGACGATAGCGTCACGGTGGAACAAGAGTCCAGCACGTACTTCAGGACCAGCACCGTTTTCAGAAGAAGTCTCAATAACTTCACAGTTAGAAGACACGTATACGTCTACACCGTAAAGGTTACCGATAAGACCGCTTGCAACTGGCTGACCGCTTACGAAGTCAGAAGACACGTAACGCTGAATACCAAGGATCTGGTTACGTACTGAAGGTGGAATTACCAAGCAACGGTTGTCCATAGGTACGTCGTTGTCGTCCATCTTCTGAATCATGTCACGGAAGAACTCGTCAGTGAACACGTCGTCAGCAATAACAGTGTCTTGAGCAAACGCTGTAGTACCGTTAGTAGCGTCGTTAAAGAAACAAGAACTGTGTACGTAGCTTGCAGGAAGACCAGTGTGCAGTACGTTAGTAGCACCTACGTTAGCGTTAGCACCGTCAATACGGAAAGCTGTAGCAACTTGGTGGAGGTCAGTGTCAACCTTCTTAGCAAGTGCATAACCAGCGTCTTCAGTATAGAACTGACGGAGGCTGTTGAGTGCTTGTACTTCTACGATGTCCTCAATAAGACGAGAGTACTCAAAGTGACGGTTTACGTCAATTGTGATTTCGTCTTCAGTGTTTGCAATTACAGTAACCGCAGTGTCAGCGTCTTTAGCGTTTGCATCCGCACGAACAGGTACTGGGACGTGGATACGGTCACCCTTCTTGCCTGTCATTGCAATCTTCTTGACAAGCGGTGCCATCTTAAGGTTCTTCTGGTAAGCAGCAATTACCTCGTCACTCCAGATTTCTGGAATAAACGCTGATGCTTCGGTCTTCGCTGTAAACGCTGCTGCTGCTGGCGAAGAAGTATATGTTGTAGTAGCCATATTAATCTCCTAATAGATTATTTGACACGACCCTCTGCGTACGCTTGTAAGATTTCGTTGGACAAGCTTTGGTAACGCTCTGGGTCAGTTCTCATTAGTTTAATAATGTCGGCCCTGCGATATACCTTCTTACGACTTCCTTCAGCACTGCCTCTGGCGTTGCCTGTGTTAGCTGCCTTGAGTTGTTGCTTACGCTCCTGCTTTTCAACATTAGCGGTCTGCTTTACTACT